AAAAGTCTCGTTTTCCGAAAAACTTTTATAATTATATATGTATATAATTGTTATAACAAACTAAATTAGAGGTTATTAATATGTCAGAAGTAAAATTCACAGATGATGAACTAAAATCAATTCAAGAACTTTCTCAAAAGTCAAATGAGATTACCAATAGATTTGGTCAGTTGGCTATTGCGAAGATTAACTTGGAGAAACAATCTGAATCAGTTGAGAGTGAAGAGTTCAAACTTCATGAAGAGTTAGAAGCTCTTAGAAAAGAAGAACAAGAAACTCTTAATGGGATTACAGAGAAGTATGGACCTGGTCAACTAGATCCACAAACAGGAGTATTTACTCCTACTACAGAGGTTCAACCTCAAGCTGAAGCTGTCGAAGAAGAAAAATAAAAATAACTTTCTTCATCTTTCCAAAATTAGGTAATATTTATATATGAATAATTGTATAGAATCTTACCTAATTTTGGAGACATTAAATGGCTGAAAAGATTATAAGTCCAGGTGTATTTACCAATGAAATAGACCAATCATTTTTACCCGCAACAGCTGGTCCTATAGGGGCAGCCATTGTAGGTCCAACAGTAAAAGGTCCTATCCTTGAACCAACAGTCGTTAGTTCCTATTCCGAGTATGTTCAAATATTCGGTGAGTTAATAGAAAGTGGTAGTGACAAATATCAATATTTAACATCTCATACTGCTCAAGAGTATTTGAGACAAGGTGGTCCTCTAACCGTAGTTAGAGTCGGAGAACCAAGTTTAAACAAAGCTACTGCTACAATTCAAGCTGACAGTTCAACTAACGTATTTCAGTTAGAGGTATTAGGAAACGGTCCATCTTTCAATAATAGTGGTTCTCTTGATAGTAACGGAAGATTGTCACCTTTAACATCTTCAGTTGGTAACAATCATTTTACTTCAGGTAGTGTTGGTGGTAGAGCTGATAATTTTCGTTGGGAAGTATCCCAAAGAAATCTTACTAAGGGTACTTTCACATTAGTTCTTCGTCAAGGTGATGATGAAACTGCTAAAAAGAAAATAATAGAAACTTTTGCTAATCTATCTTTAGATCCAGAATCTACAAATTATATCCTAAAGAGAATAGGTAATCAAACTACATCTATCGTAACAGAAGATGGTCAATCTTTTATACAACAAACTGGTGAATTTCCAAATCAATCTAAAAATATTAGAGTAAAAACTTTACATATCAAAACACCTAATTATCTAAAAGAAGATGGTAATAGAGATACTGTTAAATATAGTGATGGTGAATCTTATATTCCAGTATTAGGAAGTGGAAGTTATGGCGGTGCTTTTGGTGGTAGTCAAGATGGTGGAGAAACTTCTGGTGATTTTGGAGAACAAAACGCTTTACATCCATTTAACTTTTACTTGGCTGAAGATAATGATACCAATAGTCAAGGTGTTAAGTTGGCAACAAGTGCTGCTACATTAGGAACTGGTGGATATAAAACTGCTATTAATATATTAAAGAATAAAGATGAGTATGATATTGATATGTTATTTTTACCTGGAATACTTGACCAAAATGGTTCAAACTCTAGCGCGATTATAGGTGATGCTATTCAGATGTGTGAGGATAGAGGAGATTGTTTCTTAGTATACGATAATACTTTCCTTACAGATAGTGTAGCTAATGCTAAAACAAATACTGAGGCTCGTAACTCAAGTTTTGCAGCTGCTTACTATCCTTGGGTACAAATACAAGATGCTACTACAGGTAACTTTAGATATGTTCCACCATCAGTAGTAATTGCTGGTGTGTATCACTTTAACGATACCATCGGACAACCTTGGTTTGCTCCTGCTGGATTAAACAGAGGTGGAATTGATAGTGCTGTACAGGCATACAGAAAACTAACACAAGGTAACAGAGATGACCTTTATGAATCAAATGTCAATCCTATTGCTACCTTTCCTGGTCAAGGTGTTACTGTCTTTGGACAGAAGACAACACAGAAGAAAGCTTCTGCTCTTGACCGAGTAAATGTAAGAAGATTGTTAATCAATCTTAAGAAGTTTGTTGCTAACTCTTCAAGAGGACTTGTATTTGAACAAAATACAGGTGACCTAAGAAATCAGTTCTTGAACACTGTTAATCCTTATATGGAACAGGTTCAAGCTAATCAAGGTCTAAACGCTTTTAGAGTAGTAATGGATGATTCAAATAACACGGCAGAAACCATCGATAGAAATCAGTTGGTAGGTCAGATATTTATCCAACCTACAAGAACTGCTGAGTTTATCGTATTGGACTTCATCGTACAACCAACAGGCGCTGCTTTTCCTGAGTAATTTTTGAAAACTTGATATTTATTATCATAGGAGATAACAAATGGCTGAACTTTTAGAATCGAATAAAATATTTTACACACCTTACGAACCGAAATTAAAAAATCGGTTTATCATGGAGATTGCTGGTATACCTGCTTTTACAATAAAGACGGCACAAAGACCACAAATCACCTTTGACGAAGTTCAATTGGAACACATGAACGTAACAAGGTATGTAAAAGGTAAGGGTAGATGGCAAACAATGCAAATTACTTTGTATGACCCGATTGTACCATCTGCTTCAGCCGCTGTTATTGAATGGGTGAGATTACATCATGAGAGTGCTACTGGTCGTGATGGATATCAAGATTTTTACAAAAAGAACATAACATTTCAAGTTTTAGGACCTGTCGGTGACATTGTTGAAAAATGGACACTATATGGAACTTTTATTCAAGACGCTGCTTTTGGTGACTTAGATTTTAGTTCTTCTGATCCTGTAGAAATCACACTAACATTAAGGTACGATTACGCTATACTTGAATTTTAAAAAACCGTTGTAATAAATACAACAAGGAGTTATAATGTCAGAACTTAAGTTCCCTACGGAAGTTATAGATTTACCGTCTGGTGGAAAAGTATATGGAAAAGAATCCCCACTAGCTGAAGGTAAAATTGAATTAAAATACATGACCACACGAGAAGAGGACATATTAATGTCCGAGAACCTCATCAAAAAAGGTGTGGTCATAGATAAACTATTGGATAGTTTGATTGTTACAAAGGGTGTGACACAAGAGAGTTTAGTATTAGGAGATAAGAATGCTGTATTAGTTGCAGCTCGTATTCTTGCTTATGGTCCTGAATATACAGCAGAGGTTACCAACCCTAATAATTCTGAACAGAAAGTCGAACATACCTTTGATTTGACACAGTGTAAGTTCAAAGAGCTTTCAGAAGATGTGGATTATAGTGACAACTCTTTTGATTTTGAAACACCAATCGGTAAGAACAAGTTAAAGTTCAAACTTATTACAGGTGCAGAAGAAAAGTTAATTGAGAAAGATTTACAACAAACAAAAAAGTATGGTTACAACTCTGAGGTGTCAACGCGACTTCGTTATACCATTATTGAGGTTGATGGAGATAGTAAACCTGAAATAATAACTGCCGCTTCACAGAATATGTTGGCTCGTGATTCTATGGCATTGAGAAATTACATCCAAAAAATTTCTCCCGATATTGATTTGACATCGGAAATCGAGATTGGAGGTGAAACTGTTAGCGTGTCTATTCCGCTGACAGTCGAGTTTTTTTGGCCTAAATCCATCTAATAAGTTAGACATACACCAATCTATATTCTACTTCATTTATGGAACACCTGGTTTTACATTTAACGATGTATACCATATGCCTGTACATCTAAAGAATTTTTATCTTCGTGAGTTTATGGACTTGAAGAAAAAAGAAAAAGAACAGATTGACAGCGCTAATCAAAAACCAGCACCAACAATACCTCGTAGATTTTCCCCCAAATAGTTCTTTTCTTTATATTTATTAATGTAACTATAGGAGAACTACATCATGTCATATATGGATAATAAATCAATATTGAAAGAGGGTTTAATTGACACGATAGTTAAAAAACTTTTTTTAAATAAATCTTTAAAAAAGAATAAAGATTTTAAAAAACAAGTTAAAAAACTTAATAAGGCTATTTCAGATTTTGAAAAGGCAGCTAACGCTGAAAGAAAAGCTGTTGATCCTAAAGTAAAACCAATAAAGATAGATAGATATAAAATTTAAACATGGCACAATCAGCAAAAGAAATTAAAGAAATAGCAGCTGCTCAAAAGGTAGCAAATGATGCTATGGAAAAGGGGAATAGTATTGCCAAAGATTTAGGTGATTTATTAAAATTTAGTTTAGATAAAACAGGAAAAATGAATACTGCTTTAAAGGATAGAGTTAAAATTTTAAATCAAATGAAAGCGAGGGAAGAGGGTACTAATAAATCAAGTAAGAAACTACAAGACATTGGAAAATCAATTCTTGACCAAGAAAAAAAATTAAAAGGGGCTAGAGATGACAAAGGAAGATTTCAAAAAGGTTTTAATAATGTAATAGTAAAACAAATTCAAAGTAATTTACAAGCATTAGAGCTTGAAAAAGAAGGTTTAAAAGTATCAGGTCTTAAGGACGATATATATAATAGTTTAGTTGAAAAAGCTAAGAAATTTAGAGACGCTATTACGGTAACAGCAATTTTTGCCTCTTTAGTTTCTATAGCAAAAAAGTTTGGTAGTGCAATAGATACCATAGGTCAACAATTTGGTAGTTTATCTGAAATGGGTAAAGAATTTCAAACTGATTTACTAAGGTCATCGGTAGAAGCAACAAAACTTGGTGGTGGTATAGCAGATGTTGCTAGTATAACAAATACATTAGCATCAAACTTTGGAATGAGTGTTGATGATGCCGCTATATTATCAAGTAAAGTATTTGACACGAGTAAAGCTTTAGGTTT